TGATGGCTTTCAGGTACGGCGTGCGGCTGGTGCGCCAGCGCCCCGGCTCACTGGACGCCTTGGAGGACAGCATCCGATGCCGATCCGACCATTCTGAGACCGAGAGCAGTGGATCCGGAATCAGCCCTTCGCGCCAGGCACGCTCGATATCGAGTTCGCCGTCGTAGTCCGTGTCCATCAATCTACCCGGGCGCGCAGTTCGCCCAACTCCATCAAATGCTCACGCACGGCTGCCTCAATCGCGACATGCAAAGCATGGGCATCGACTTCGAGCTTGGCGGCCATCTGTGCCGAAATCCGTGCTGGCCAGTTGAGCCATGCATCGCGTTCCGTCCGTGCCAGTCGAAATACATGGGCGATGGCTTGCGAACGATCGACCAGATCACCCTTGAGCCGCGCCAAGCGCACCTTGTTGGTCTGTGCCTTGACGACCTCGTTGACCGTGCGCGCCTGCAGAAGCGAGGTGCCGCCAGTAGAGAGTGTCGGCGAAGGTGATTCGGCCGCCGGTTCCTGAGCGACGGCACGCTGTGCTTTCGGTACGGCCGCGACTTTTGGCGCAGGCGATGGCTTGCGCGGTGACGCAGTGTTCTGTTCCCACTGCCGATCGGCTTGCTCAGGATCAATCGTGCCATCCGCCCCCTGAGTAATTCGACCCGTGTCGATGGCCTTCTTGACGGCAACGTGAGAGACGCCGCGATGCCTGGCGTAGGCGCGAATCGACAGACCCATGATTTACATCAAGCCGGGCGCAGATGTTCTCCAACAGATGCGATTCCCCGCTTGGCTTTCCTCCTGAACAGCGCGTTCATGCAATCACCATCAACGACGTCACAAGGACATCACCATGAGCCAGATCGACACCCTCCTGACCCTCATCGCCCAGAAGCATCTGGACATCGACTCACTGGAAACCCGCAAGTCCGACCGCCTCGATTTTCACGAAGTCGCGGTCTGGTGTTTGCGCGATGCCCTCGAAGCGGCGTTCAAGGCCGGTGCCGAGTTGGGCGCGTCGCTACCAAAGGCTACTGAGCAGGAAATTGCCAACACCAACTAAATAGATTCGGAAGCCGCCGAGAAACGCTTGGCTTCCACTTTGAACAGCGCGTTCATGCCATCACCATCAACCACCAAGGAGCAAATCATGACCAACGAAATAAAACTCACTGACACCCAGCGCCAAGTCCTCGAGAACGCTGCCAACCAACCGGATGGACGCGTCACCTGGTTTCCCGACGGGGTTAAAGGTGGTGCCCGTCAGAAAGTCATTGCCGGACTGTTTAACAAGGCCCTCATCACCAGCAACGGTGGCCAAGACTGGTTCGTCGCCGCCGAGGGCTACGACGCCCTTGGGCGCGCACGACCCACGCCGACCAGCACTCATCCCGACCCCGAGGTAGAGGCCGCCGTGTCGGCGGCAGAGGCCAACTGGGCGCAAGAAAAACAGGAGGCGGCCAAGCAACTGATCAAGGCCGGCGTCGAGGGCAAACCCCGCACCCGCGACAACAGCAAGCAGGCCACCGTGATCCAAATGTTGCAACGCCCCGAGGGTGCGACGATCCAGCAGATCATGGACGCCACCGGCTGGCAGGCGCACACGGTGCGCGGCACCTTTGCCGGCGCATTCAAAAAGAAACTGGGTCTCAACCTGGCATCGGAAAAGGTTGAGGGCAACGACCGCGTTTATCGGATTGCCTGAACAGGAGCGGCGCCATGTTGAAACTCATCACCATTCTGGAAAACCTCAAGCTCCAGCCACGGCAACTCACCGAGGAAGAAAACCTCTACCTCAACCAAGTTGGCGACGAGTTGCGCCGGGCGGAAAGCGATGGGGCCCGCTGGCGCATCCTTGAGCGCGAGGGACTGAGTCGTCTCGATGGCTTCAACTTCACCGAGGACGTCATCGCCAAACTCACCGAAGTACGTCGCGCCGCAATGAACTAAAGAGCTTGGCTTTCTGATTGAACAGCGCGTTCATACGCACATCGCATCAATCAACCCGACGGAGATCATCATGCAAACCAACGACGCCATCCAGCAGCACGCCAATTACGACACCGACGATTACGCCTACCTCGCCGCCAAGGGCTGGACGGATACAGAGATCGCCGCGCGGTGGGACGCAGAAGCCAAGAGCGGCAAAGGTCCGTGCCGGTGGCAGACCGACTCGGCGCGCAGCAAACTGGCCGCCGTGACGGGTCGCCGATAGAACGCAATCAAGCCGAGCAAAATGATCGAAAATAGTTCAATCTTCCGCTTGGCTTCGCAATCAAACAGCGCGTTACTACGGGTGTCGCAACGATCAACCCGCAGGAGACACAAATGACCACCAGCACCCTCAAGACCCTGATCAAAAGCACGATGTTCCGGTTCAACACCCTGGCCAACGCCTCGAGTTTTGCGAACCGCGCCACCTACCCGATGCGCATCGTCCTGGGTAACCACGACGGCGAGCGCGGCGAGTTTTGGGTGGTGACCCCGGCCGATGCATCGCGACTCGAGCGCGCCGGCTACGAGATGGCATAAAGGAGAGCGCAATGACCACCACCCTAGACCAACGCATCAACGGCCTCGAACCCGGCCAGGAAATCCGCATCTCCGGCACCGACGACCGTTGGGTCACTGCCGAGCGAACCGGGAACGGCAAGTGGCTACGTTTCGTTCGCCACACTCCCAACGGCTTCACGGTTTTCAAGACCACCCGGTTCTGACACCAGGGCATCAAACGCCACCCCGTCCGACTGGCGGGTGGCCTGCGCCCCGGCAAAGTCTTGCCAACGGCGCACAATCACATCGACGTACTTCGGATCCAGTTCGATCAACCGGGCCTTGCGGTCTGACTTCTCGGACGCAATCATGGTTGTGCCCGAGCCGCCGAACGAATCCAGCACGATGTCACCCGGTCGACTGGAATTTCGCACCGCACGTTCGACCAACTCGACCGGCTTCATTGTCGGGTGCAGATCATTCTTGTGCGGCTTCTTGATGTTCCAGACGTCACCCTGGTCACGCGCACCGCACCAGTGCCGGGTTCCTTCGGCTGGCCAGCCGTACAGGATCGGCTCAAACTGCCGCTGATAGTCCGCATGACCGAGCGTGAAGGTGTGCTTCGCCCAGATGATAAAGGTCGACCACTTGCCTCCAGCAGTACGAAAGGCCGACTGCAGGACATCGAGTTCGGAGGAGGACATTGCCACGTAGATGCCGCCACGGCAGTGGGCCAACGTAGGCGTCAGTGCCGCCAACAGGAAGTCGTGAAAACCAGCGCCGAGGTTGTCGTTCAGGATCGGTCGATCCGTTCCCCGCATCTTGTCCTTGGCGGTATTGGCATAGTCCACGTTGTAGGGTGGATCGGTGAACACCATGTCGGCAGTCTCGCCGGCCATCAGCGCCTCGTAGGTGCTGGCGTCCGTCGAGTCACCACAGATCACGCGGTGGTTGCCGCAGAGCCAGACATCACCCGGGCGCGTTATCGACGGGCCGGCTTCGGGAACAGAATCCTCATCGGTCTGCCCCTCGGTTGTCGTCTCTTCGCCGGTGAGGAGATCGGCAAGCGCATCGGCATCGAAGCCGGTCAAGGACAGATCGAAGCTGTCGTCCTGGAGCGCGGCCAGTTCGACCTGCAGCATGGCGTCGTCCCAGCCTGCGTTCTCGGCGATGCGGTTATCCGCGATCACCAGGGCGCGTCGCTGGGTCGGTGTTAGATGGTCGAGCACCACGACCGGCAGCATAGCGATGCCAAGTTTCTGTGCGGCGGCCAACCGGCCATGCCCGGCCACGATGACGCCGTCACTACCAGCCAGGATCGGATTGGTGAATCCGAATTCGGCAATCGAAGCAGCGATCTGAGCCACTTGCGCATCCGAGTGCGTGCGCGCGTTCCGTGCATAGGGCACGAGCTTGGCGGTCGGCCACTGCTCGATTTTGTCGGCGAGCCAGGAGATTGTCATGCCGGTGCTCCCAATCGTTCAGTGGCGACCACATCAAAGGTCTGGCCGGTGGCCACGAGCGTAACTGGCACCTCAGGGAAATTCTGCTGGAAGCGTTTGACCGTCACATCGACATACTCGGGCGCAATTTCGGTGGCTCGAACTGCGCGGCCAATTCGTTGAGCCGCGAGTAGCGTGGTGCCAGAACCGCAGAACGGTTCGAATACGATATCGCCAGCATCGGTGTAGGTTTCCAACACATGCTGTGGCAACGCCACCGGGAACACGGCCGGGTGATCGATGTCCTGTCCGATCTTGCCCTTGTGCCGCATGAGACGAATCACGGCATCGGGAATCTTGGTCTCCTGCGTAACCTGGCCCACATGGTTCCAGGCGGTCTTGCTGCCATCTTTGTTGCGCATGCCGCCGGCGCTGGTGCCGTCACCGCGCAGATGCGTGTCGCGGCCTGCGTAGATGCAGGGCACGATCTTGTTGGGCCGGCGCGGCTCCGAACCCTTCCGGTTGAAGTGGAAGACGAATTCGAAGGCTGGCGCAAGCCGTCCGTTCCAGTCGCCGGGCAGTCCTGGCCCCTGGTCCCATACGTACCACGCAAAGCGCCGCCAGCCTTGGGTACGCATCCAGTCGAGCCAGCCATCCCAGTACGGGATGACTTCCTGCTCGCGGTGAATCAATCCGAGATTGACCAGTACCTGGCCATTGGCAGTCATCGGCAATTGATTGAATACGCCACGCATCAGGGCGTCCCAATCAATGATGGTGTTCGTGTAGTCCCGCTGATTGCCATATGGCGGCGACGTGAAGCAAAGAACTGCCGTGTCGCCGGCCATCAGCGCGGTGACCACAGTGGCGTCGGCGGCATCACCGCAAATTAACCGGTGTGCACCCAGTTGCCAGACGTCGCCGGAACGCGAGACTGGATTGACCGGTGCATCAGGTACATCGTCAGCCGCATCCTCGCTGGTGTCGTTCGAGTCATCGGTGCCCGCACCGCCCTCGGCATCGACCAGTAGTTCCTCGATCTCGTCGTTGGTGAATCCGGTGAGCGTCAGGTCGTAACCCGACTCGGATAACTCAGCCAGTTCAATCGCCAGCATTTCCTCATCCCACCCGGCGTCGAGCGCCAGGCGGTTATCGGCGATCACGTAGGCGCGCTTTTGCGCCAGCGTGAGGTGGCCGAGTTCGATGACCGGCACTTCGGCCAGCCCCAACTTGCGTGCGGCGGCCAGACGACCGTGGCCGGCAATGATTCCCTGGCTCCCATCCACCAGGACGGGATTGGTCCAGCCGAATTCGACAATGCTGGCCGCGAGCTTCGCCACCTGCGCATCCGAATGCGTGCGGGGATTACGCGCGAAGGGGATCAGCGTCTCGACCTTCCGGTACTCGACGCGCAGTGTTTCGGTCATAGGAATGCAAAAGCCCGCCACAGTGGGCGGGTCATCAATGGGGTGGTAACTGGTTTCGGGTGGTAACCGGGGGTGGTAACTGGTAACCCCGTTGCACGGCCTGACGCTATCGAAAGGCCGGGCTGTCGCCCCCCGCATGGGTTTTTGACCAGGAAGGACCCGTCGAATTTTCTGACTGAGAGCGATGTGGTTTCACACCCACACTGCTCGCCAGATCATAGCTGTCATGCTACCGAAAATACGGGGTAGATGTTGCATGGTCAAAAACCGCTGATTGCCGTTGATTGCAGCTCTTGCACACTCATTCCCGCCAATTCACGTCAAAACACTACCGCGCGATGAGCCTGCTCGTTGAGGCGTTCGGCAACGATCTGCAAGGCCCGTTGCCACCGTCTCCACGCCGTTGTTCGCTCGCAGCCGAAGCGACGACAGATGACTTTCCACTCGTATTGCTTGGCCCGCATCCAGACAAGGTGTCGCTGCTCCACCTCGAGCCATTGCACCCATCGCATCGTTTCCATCATTCGATCGATGGCCTGCGGGGTCGGCGGCAAGGGGCGGTAGACGTGCTCGTCATCGGGGCAGGACTCCCATACCTCCCGAGCGAAGGCAGGCCAGACATTGAAGTAGCCCTGCACCCTGACTCGAGGCAGTCGCCGCCCGGTCTCTGCCGCATCAGAAAATCGTGCTGCCACATCCTCCATCGTCCATTCAGCCATGACGTTTCCCTCCGTAGAGGCGCTCGCCGATCCGTCGCACGAACTCCCGCTCGACGAAGTCCAGACGGTCGTCCTGCTCGGACACCACGAGGATGTTCTGGTCACGCCAGCCGGTTTGCTTGATAGCTTCCAGGTCGGAGGTCTGCGGTTGCAGACGACCGAGAGGGCATCGGTATTGCTGTGCTGGAATCTTCACGTCACACCTCCTGCGTCTCGATGGCCCAGTGCAACAATGCCAGGGCATCGGCTTCGTTGTCGTCCATGGGATCGTGACCACGTGACTTGGCGGCAATGATCATCTCGTCCTTGCCGGCATTGCCTTTGCCGGTCGCGTGCTTCTTGATCGTGCCGACTGGCACACCCTGGTACGGAATGTTCTGGTGCTCGCACCAGGCGGTGAGGTGGCCCATGAAACCACCGTAGGCATGTGCGGCATCCACGCCCGCGTGACGCCGTACCTCTTCGAAGTACACCGCATTGATGGAGTGGCTTGCCGACAGCAGTTCGTTGAGCCAGCGTTTGAAGCGCAGGAAGCGCATCCCGCCACCCTCGAACCGCTGCGGCTTGAAGCATTGCGTGCCGCTAATGATGCTGCCATCCAGTTGGTGCAGCGCCCACCCCGTATTCGTGCCCAGATCAAGGGCCAGGATCGTCGTGTTCATGTGTTCAGTCCTTTCTTGTTCTCGGTCTGACGCAGCCGACACGGTTTGTCGAAACATTCCATGAGGCGCGCACGCGCACACGTGTGGAGAGTTACGTGAAAGAGCGTCGGCTGCGTCAGACGGATGGTTTTTCATGAGCGTCAGTTGTCCGCGTAAGGGGTGTAAGCGGGTGCGGGCGGGTTCTTGAGACCGATCCCCTGAAATCCACGCACCCCCACGCTGTTGCGCCATTTCTCAATGCCGCGTGTGATGAGCAAATCGGAAAAGCGCCGCTGCGACCCGCTGAATTCGCCCGCTGCTTCCGACCATTGCTTCCAGTCGGTGAACAGTTCGGCAGTCAGCGACTTGGCGTTGGGCTCGCGCACGCAACATTCCTCCAGCCAGCGGCCCAGTGCATCCTCGGCTTCGAAGTACTCCTCGGTCGCCTCCACGACCCGCTGGGGAGGATCGAGCCGTCCCAGACGTTGCCAGTCGAGACAGCCCTGCACCGCCCAAGCCAGGATGCCGTCACGCTCGGCCAGCAATTTCTGCT